GCAGCCCCCTTCGCAATTGTAGGGAGCCACGACGCGGCGTGCTTCGCTGCACTCATGGCAGCGTCGGCAGCGCCGGCGATGGAGGAGCGGTGGTCGTAGAGCCATTTCCCGGTGTTCTCCAGGAAATTGCTCTTCGCCGCCGGCTTCGAGAGGGCCTGAACAAATTCAGGGGTACTCGCGATGCGAGCAGTTCCCATGCTTTCAACAGGGGCCTTGATGTCGTGAACGAGCGGAAGAAGTTGATTGTTGGTAATGGCTTCGACACCAAATTCAACCATCATTTCAAAAGCATTCACGGTAGCAGAGGCTCCATCGATTGCAATAGCGAGAACTGGCTCAGCTCCGTTGATGGGGAGTGAAGGGGAGTAAAACTCCTCGAACTCAAAACGCCCACCCGAGCTAGAGACAAAAGAGTCAACACCAAGCCACAAAGAGATTTCTCCCTTAGCGACTTCTGCGACACTCTTGACAACGTAGCACGGAAGCTGGGTGATCTGGTTGAAAGTCATCGGAGCGCTTAGGTATGGAACCTGTCCAATAGCTATGCGCCCGGCGGCATTCACCAGAGATTGGTTGCAGCGAATCGTCACCTTAAGACCAGTGATACGAACGCCATCAACCAAGGCGGAATACTGGGCCATCTGAACCATCTTACGATATCCAGAAGTCAGTCCAGCAGCGCCCCACCCAGTGGTAGCGTCAAGAGAGTCACCCTTGACCATGTCGTTGATGCGTGGTGTGACGCGGGCATAACACAGACCACTAGGGTCCGTCTTCAAGGGCCCAGACGAACTGAAGTAATTCCAGGACGTTGGGACCGAGGTTAAGTCCGGCATCGGACCTCCAAGCTTCGGTTCAAGCAGACCGCGAAGGTAACCGAAATAGGCCTTCGCTGGGTCAGAAGCCAGGAGAGAAATGACGTTGTAAGCGCGCGACGCGGCAGGGTTGATGCCAGGTCGAGCGGATCCCGCTTGCGTCGTCGGGACCAGCGCACGTGCTTTTTCAGAACGCGCGGCCTTACGGATACTCTTGGGCTTTTTGCCCGCCTTTGTGTTTTGACCATTATTCATGGTTGGGTTTGAAGAAGATTTCTTTAAACGGGCAGCACCTGATTGTGCTTTTAACGCGACCCGTCCCTGGCGGTGAAAAAACGAAGAGTAATCAGCGATCTCATCTTCTCGAGAAGCAAAAAGAATTTTGCGAGTCATGGCGAGAGTTTGTCGCTGTTGCGCACACCCGTTAGAAGCAAAATCAAAAGTGTTCTTGAAAGGAACGCCATCAATCTTGTGATCTTCAAGACGATCGAGATACTCATCTATGAGGGCCCTAACCCTCACAGTCTCAGGATCGTCAGAAACGAGCATGCTAAGATGTCCGCACAAGGACATGTAACGGTGCACTCGAGGAGGCATGGATCCAGGTCTCTGAATCCAGCCAAGAGTGGCAGCAGACACCCCGGGATCATACCGGAGAAACCACTTGTCAGAAAGAGAATCGTAAGCAAAGCTGTGAGAACAAAACGAAGACGACGGCTCGCGCGTCAGCACAACACCCATAAGCCTGAACGCATCAACATATGACGCATCAAAGGACGGAGGGAAGTTGTGAGAGCGCAGAACATCGTCGCCAACAATGTTGAGGAACATAGCCCGGTTGATCTGTTCTAAAGTGACAAGTGATATGTCCAAGCCGGCATGCCAACAAGCATACACAACAGCGACCAATTGGCGATAATAGCTAATCAAGCTGTTATCGGAGAGCGTAGTATAGCTACCAGATGGTTGCCCACCAGGTTTGCGATACACGCGGCCATTTGGAAAAACTGAAAGCCCGAATTGCAAAATGTCATAAAGGTCTTTTATGGCTTTACGCGTTGCGGGAGTACGCAAGTTGGCGCGGAGGAGCAAGAAACGTAGTCTTTGAATGACTTCAAATTCAAATTGCTTGCAACCACCGTCATGCCATGCACCGTCCACAGAATCAGTTTGTGTGAACGCGTGAGTACGACGAATAATCTGGTCATACCCACAGTGTTGAAACGGTATTCCAAAGTTCATAGGGAAAGAAGTTCCCCGATAAGCCTTGTCTAGCGCTGCAGCACAAAGAGCGTTATCCTGCTCACCAAACATCGTGTTTCCTGCAATGTAGGTCATCAGGGGTGGAACGATAAACACACGGGTCTTCGAAGTCGAAGTGCCAGGTATGCGTTTATCGGGGCCGCGAGTCTCGTCCTTACCAGCGATTTTGTGAAGGGCAATGTTGTTAACCAGAAATTCTTCTGTAACGTCACATCGACCATCAACAAGTTGCTGGGAAAGGGCGATCGTCCGATAGAGAACGCTCTGATCATGGTTAGTGATCATGTCAACGAGGATTTCGCCCTTAGTTGATCCACCGCTAGCGCACTGAAGCGTAGAGGAGGAGCTAAGGCGAAAATCAAGTATGACTTCTTCAATCGGGCGAAAATCACAAGTTCCAAAAAGATGCTCAAAAGTCTCATAGAAAAGGGTGTCAGCACGAGCTCTAACTTCATCAGGAATGAAATCAGGGCACAGCGACATAGCATACTTCGATGCATCCGCGTCAATATCCCGATAGGTCATCGATGCGGGGAATTCGGTAGTG